GGAATACGGTCCCGTCACGGTCAGCGGCAGACGTAAACGAGATATGGATGTGGGCTTCGTGCCCGTAATTACCGTGCCGCCACTTCCACCACGTTTTACGGTACGTCCCCGAGGCGATGCGGTTCTCATAGACCACATACTTAAGTCGTGAAGCACCGGGGAGCCCACTGGCCGCGTAATCGAGCAACTGGTTAGCCAGGAGCCGGGCGGTGCGCCCATTCGCATACGTCCCTAGATTTTCGTCTATGTCTATCGCGTGGACGACACCGGCCTTATTCGGATTATGGTCCGATGCTCGGGAGGCGTGGGCCCGGTCCCCGATCCACCCGTCGGAGCTCTTGTCACGTTTAGGCCAACGCCGGTCGATCTGGTCGCGGAGCGTGACGCCACCTTTACAGAGCCTTGCCATGATCTAGCCTCCCGTAGCGTGAATCATCGCCGTTCAAAGCGTTAATAATGACGGGTATGACTGCCGCCGAGACTGCGACGATTAGCGGGTGGACGTCGGCGGTTGCCAGCCATGACAGTACGGCGCCTAGACCGGCCCCTGCCGCGATTTTGAGGATCGAGCCTTCCCACGTTGTTGCGAGCCAATGCTTCATTAGAGCCCTAACTTTTCGATTATTCGATCGACTTTTGAGGACACGTCAGATAGTGAGTCGCCACCGTTACGGAACCCGGGCTGTATTGGTTGGGTGGCTTTCTTTATCTCATCGCGCACCACGTTGCGGATGAGCCACACGAGCCCAGTGCCCATGATTGCGAGGGCTGCTAGGGATGTGGCTACGAGGCCGACGACGTCGCGGAAGTCCACCGCTTTACCCTTTAAGTTTGGCTCGGACGATAGCCCGGGCCCGTTCGGTCGAGTCGGCCACTTTGGGATGCTTCGATGACGTTGGCTTCTTCTTAATAGGCTCCGGTTCTACCGTGTCCACGTGTAATTCTTGATCGATTTCACTCACTAGGTGCCTCCGTTAATTGTGGGTACATGACTGCGAGCATCGCCTCAGTGAACCCTAGGGATAGGGCAAAAGCTCGGGCGTCGCTTATTGCTTTGACGCGGGCTTTTTCCTTATCGGCTACTGCTTTGACGGCCAGCGGGTAAGCATCTGCGACCTCTTGCTCTGTCGGTTTAGGTGTGTCAGATAGCCACGTTAAACCGGCGTAGTCGTCACCGTCCAGAATCCATTCTTCACCGGGTCGGACGTATTCAAGTACTGTGGCTATGTTCATGCGCCTACCTCCATTAGTGTAATTGTTGAGGCGTTTCTAATAACTTGGAGGACGTTAGCGTCACTTGAATAACCGAAGCCGACCGAAGCGGTACTGGCACTTTCTGCCGCTATTTGAACTTTGTAAGTTAGTGCAGACGTCGAAGATGGAGAGTCTAAAATATTCATGGTTTGTGTTGGCACTGAAGCCGTTGGACTTCCATAGGCGAAAGATCCAGCATTACGACTTCCAGCGGCTGTACCTGCACCGATAACCGTTGTTTGTCTTAGTATCTGTCCACGTGAGTTGTAGCCTGCGGTTCCGCTGCTTAACCCGAGACTGACTATTACTAGAATTTTTGATGAAGTTGCTGACGGGGTTATGTTCACCGTTAGTCCGGTAACGTCCACATAACTTGTGCTAGTCGTGCTGAAAACGTCAACTTTAGTGACGGACACAACCTGCAACACTTTCCCGCCGTCAAGTCCGTCGATATGGTTAGCGAGGGCCAGACTGACCCCGGGGTAGTCGGCTACGTTATCCGATGATTCTACATATGGGGTGCCTGCCGGGGTGACTGCCATTTTATAACCTCACTAGATCGGATTGGGTAACTATTTCAAACCATTGAGCGCCCGCCCCAACTTCTGACCACGTAAATGCAGGGTAGACCTGTCCCCATTGTAGGACTTGCAGACTGAAACGAGGGTCACTGATTGAGAGTGTCATAATATGCTGCCCATTATTGTAAGAATCCGTCCAGCCTTCCACGATCCCATTAAAGTCAGGGTAAGGGCCGGATGCTGGTAATCCTCTGACGGTTACAAGCGCACCGGATACCAGGTTAAGTAATGCGGTCGTGTCGGTTTCGTCGAGTTGATCTACGAGCACCGATATCTGGCCGAGGTTCCATAGCCCGTTCGCTTGCGCGGTCATAATCCCGGCGGCCCGAGTCGTAGCGTCAGTGATCGTTTTAATGCCAGTGTCGAGCCGGTACTCGCGGCGCCCGTATTGGGTGATCGAGGCGCTATCCGTTTGGGTCACTGACAGGTCAGGGCCATATGTCACTGTCACGTCGTTAATTAGTGGTGTCAGAGTCTTAGACCATGTCGGGGCGAAGATCACCCCGGGGGCTTCGAGATTGAAACTAGGCGGGAATATTGGAGCATCTTCCCATGTGCCTAAGGCCTCTGACCATGTTCCGACTTGATTGGCCCATATCCCGGCGAAGGTGGTCGAGCCCCGGTTCCCGTAATCCTCAAAAATAATGCGGCCTGTCGGGTCGTCGTAGTAGGTTGCGCCGGTGCCTTGAGCGATACGACCAAGGGCGTCGAGCGCCGTCGTCGGTTGGGCGTCTGCTTCAAGGATCGCGTAAAGGGTGATATCGGGGTCGCCCGCGTTCAGGTAGTCGAGGCCAGTGGCGTCAAGTATTCCGGTGACCCGTTGCCGTGCGCTCTGCTCGATGTACCCCGAGACTCCGACATCCGTATAGCCGAGTTTTGCTAGGTTCCCCATCGCCGTAATCGTCGTGATCGCGGTCGGGGTTGTCGTGCTAATAAATGACACGTTTAGATCACTTATAGCCCCGGTGAACCGGGCCACACCGTCGAAGGATATTGCGACCGTGTCGGCTAGGTCGAGAAGTGGGCCAGTGTCACCCCGTAGCACTAGCTGCGCGTTGGAGGCGGTCGGGCTACTGGTTACGTCGGAGCGACCGTGGGCGATTGCGAGACTGTAATCGAATAGTGCTAAGTCGATCACCGAGCCGTTAAGGGTTATTTGTAGTGTCATGCGAGCACCGGGGTTACGACCGCGCCACTACGACTATCGGAGTTGCGTATCACGTTGGCGATAGCCCGAGCCACCTGTTGATCAGTTATCAGTTGCTGGGCGGCTGTCGCGTCGGCTACTTTTTCGGCTCGGGCCGCTGTTGCGGCCGCTTCGACGTTGCGAACGGCGGCGGCTACGTCACTGGCTAGTTGTGTTTTGAACGCTGCCCCGACTGGTTTAGCCATGTTCTTACCCAATTTTTTGAGTGTGTCGCGTTCGTAGTCGAGTTGCTTGGCAAGGCTGACGACCATAGCGGCGGCCGATTCGACCCCGGTGTGCATAAATTCGGGCACTAAACCTAAAGCGAGTTCCCGGGTGCGGTCTTGAACATCGACCCATTTTTCGTTAATTGTCCCGAGTAACCCTTTATCGTTGAGCATGTCTTGACCGAGTGCCCCGCCCACTTCAGGGCTTAGCGTTTTCATGTAGTCGATCAAAGTTTGGTCTACTCCCGAGTTTTGTAGCGCCTCAAGGACGTTGCCAAACCATTCGGCTTCCGCTATTTGGGCGTTAAAAGCGTCCACAAGTGCCACGCCGGTTTTGTTGCCCTCTTTGTCGAATTGGTCGGTGAACGCTGAGCCGAGGTCAATCCCGGATAGTAGGTTCCCTTGCACTGTGAGGGCGTAGTCGGCCACGGCTATTTTAGCGGCCTTAAAACTTTCTATTTGAGTGCTGAGTAGTGCCTCAGTCGAGGCTATGGCTTTGCCGACGTCTTCGGTGCTTTTTTCTAGGAATTTCTGGAATTTCGTTAATTTTTCGACTTCGACGGTAGCGGATGCGGTCGAGCCGCCGTAGGTATTTATTGTCTCTTCGGTTCCTTCTAATATCTTTTCGTAGACTGCCTGCCGTTCGGCGAGGGTCAAAACTCCGTAGGTGGCTTTGACGTTTGCGGCGGTTTGTTCGTTTGTTGCCTTTTCCACTTCCCTCAGACCACCTAGGAAGTAGGGGAGCCCGTCGGCGGTTTTTTTCGCTGCGTTAGCAAATACCAGTAATTTATCGGCGCTTATTCGAGCGTTTTCACCGACGGCAAGAATTCCGGCAACCCATGTGCCTAAAATTGGGATTAGGGGCAGAATGTTGTCGAGTAGTGAGTTACCGGCGTCGCGCATGCCAAACACGCCGGTTTCGTATTTTCCGGCTGCTTCTGTGACGT